TCACGAAGAAAAAAAATCTGGATTTTCCCAAAAAAGGAACCCCTGATCCATTGATTTCTCAATGTTTCAGGGGTTTTGTGACAGTTCAGGTTCTTAACTCGCTATGAATTAAGCGTTAGCCATCTGCATTGTGAAGTATGGCTACAAACATTGAAATTTCAACATCTCTAATTTGCATTGACGCAATTTATTTTGCGTCAAATAATTTAATCAATGTCTTCATACTCATCAATTTGACTCAAAATTTGATTTGACGCAATTTCGAAAAAGTTACCTACTTTATCAACTTCTTCTTTGATTTTATCATTTAGTACATGTGTATATGATAATGTTACATTATAATCTGAATGTCCCATTATCTTTTGGATCACCAATGGATCCATTTGTTTTTCGAAGCATCTTGTTGCGAATGTGTGACGAAATGCATGTGGGTGGATATGCTCGAATAAGATTGGTTCTCTCCCTTCTCTTAAAGCGGCAATCTGCTCTTTGAGATTGATATTCTTTTCTATCTTACTAAGGTCGTGGGCAATCACATATCGTGTAACTGGTGACCCCATTGTAGAAGTAAATACCAAATCGCCTAACCGTTTTTCACATCTCCATCTATCGCCCAGCTTTTTCTTATACATATCCTGCTTCCTTTTCCAATCCTTTAGTAGCGTTTCTGTCTCCCCAAAGAATGGAATGCTGCGATATGAGTTAGCTGTTTTTGGTGTAGTTAACTCAATTATTTTCCGGCCGTCCTGATAAGCTGTAGACATACTTCGATTAACAATAATGACTTTTTTCTTCCAGTCTATATCGTTCCATTGCAAACCTGAAAATTCACCAATTCTCATGCCTGTGAGGAGTAATATCTTATATGCCTCATAATAGTAACTATCCTTAATTTCTTCAAGAAATATTTCCTGTTCATCTAAAGATAACACGCGACGCTCTTTTGCAGCCAAGTTAGCATCCCTAATTTGAATGAATTGTACAGGATTTAAAGTCGTTACTTTATTAAGTAAGGCAATTTCAAAACACTCTTTCAGCACTCCCAATGCTTCTCGAACGGTTCTTGAAGTAAACCCTTCTTCGATCAGCTCATTTGTAGCTGTTTGAATATCAAGCTGGCTAATATCTTTAATATATTTCATACCCAGAATCTTGATATAAGTATTATTGATTTTTCTGTAATATACCTTACTACTTACTTCACTTTTAAGGTTTGGCCGTTTATACTTTTCAAACCACTCCTCAAACCATTCCGACAACGTTAATGTAGATGGTCGTATCCCTTTTTCGTCTCTTCTCGCCTTATCTTTTGCTGCTTCGAATTCTTTTTTTAATTCTGCCAGAGATGTATTATATATGTCAATTTTATATGAACCAATTACTGCTCTGGCCTCATACCTCCCATCTTTTCTTTGCGATAATCCTCTGCCTAAATTATTTCCATTTAAGTCTTTCCCCATAATTAACCTGCCTTTCTGAGTTTAATTACGGCAATTAACTTACACAAATACAATATAATGATTGTTTAAGTCGGTAGCCGTTTAAATTCTAATTTGATATGTAGCGCATTTTTTTATATATGCATCAAATAGTTCCTTGTCTGCATATAAACGGTTACCGACCCTGATTGTAAAGTTACTTTCTTTTCTTTTAAGTATCTCTCTGATTTTAGTCTCACCCCATCCGGTATATTCGACTAAATCTTTGACTGTTAAAAACCTCTTTTCCATTTATTATTTCCCCCTAAAATAATTACCAAGCTCTCCCCTGACACTTTAATTATTTAGGGTGACTTATTATACCGCATGGAACTAATAATGAATACCCCCAATTAAAAAAAATCCGGCACAGCCCATAGAGGACCATGCCGGATAGAATTACTTAGCAGATGCAATTCTTGTCATTACATCCATTACTCTTTCTGGGCCACCAACAATGACGGAGAAGGCTTTTAGATTTTCCTCTAACTTTGCATTGATTTCTTTTAAGTGTCTAATATAACCATCCATCGTTGTACAGCGGTTGCTGCGCCCTTCACGTTCTACAATGATACTGAATGCATGGGCAACCGTACTTGGATAGCCAACTGTGATTTCATAAGTACCATCTGCATTTGCTACTACCTTCTCATCGATTTCATCACCATCTTTTGGCTGCTTAGTTTTGATTTCTTTTAACACATAACAATGTGTATCGTCTTTGATCACATATTTATCATCCCAGACTTTAACGTTCATACGGGCACCATTCCTTTACTATCTCGTTGAAATATCCATCGTTACCATACATACGCTTCATGAAGGCCATAGCAAGTCCCTTTTCTTTATCGTATGTATCATCTTCGTGACATTTTACAACTGTTTTAGAACCATCGCTCCACCATACAATTGTTGCCGGTTGGTTAAAGATAACTCTTTCTGGAGTAATCAATGTTTCCCAATTTACCTGACGTGGCTCACGAATTTCTTCCGGATCATCGTATGTAAACAGAAAATCTTCATGTTTCCATTTGTTGAATTCTTGTTCTTTTTTCTTAGGTTCTTCTTTGGGTTTAGTGTTATTTTGGGCATAGACTTCACAGAAGTGAATCGGTTCCCCAAAGATATCACTAAATAGTTCTTCAAACCATTTTAAATCTTGATGCATATTTTCTCCCTTCTTTATTTCAGCACTTCTTTTAAATATTTGTGGTCAGTGCTTTCAAGATACTGATCTATCAAAGTGCTTTCTGTTTTTGTTTTACTGAAAGCTTGTACATTTATTGTTGGATTTCCATCAAGGTCAAATCCTGACGATGCAAGATATTTAATCTTATGTTCAGCAAGATATTTGCAGAGCAATTTAACATCTTCTATGTTAGAAGTGGTCAGTGCAACCATCCATTTATCGTCTCTTGAAAATTTTTCATCTAATAACAACGCCAGATAGTTGCCTATGCCAGATGCGACGGAAACTATAATAATAGCTTTCAGTGTATTGTCTTCAATTATTTCACTTATCACAAGGTAAAAGATTAACTGCGAAAATGCTACCAATATAGAGGACGCTAATTTTAATCCTTTATATGTGCATATAGTTTTCGCAGTAGAAATCATGTTATCGATTACCTTGATAGTGGCAAGCATGATATAGTTCAACATTATTTACCACTACTTCCCAGTGCACCGGTTCCACGTTCGCTAGGCACTTCCATAATTTCTTCTAAGGTGCATTCTACAATATTTGTATACGGAACTGGCAACAACAAAGCTTGTGCAATTGCTTTTTCATATGGATATACAGTACAATGCATTAATGCAAGAGATACAGCAGCTCGTAGTGTATTTGCTTCTTCTTCGTCTAGACCTTCATCTATACCTTCACTTACTTGTTTCAAAGTTCTTTCATAACAATAGTCAGTAAGTTCTTTAAGGCTTAGTTTTGAAATAAAAAGGGATGCGTCTTTATTGTGATTTGTAATTGGCACAAACCACTGACCTCTATATCCGCTATCTACAACACCGGATCGCTGCCCCATTCCTTTTGTACCTGTACTGCCTCTTTCTTTTAATACCATTACATATTCTTCTGGAAACGCACTACAAATTCCAGTTGGAATCATTTTTGTTTCACATGGTTCGATTTCAATAAAATCTTCGTCAAATGCCGCATATATATCATAACCGGCGTTTTCGGTTTTCTTTGTTGGAATTTTTGCATCTGGATGCATAGTTGCAAATTTAATTTTTACCATTTTCCCCTCCATAAATATACTCACATTTTCCCCCTTGGAAAAATACTGGGCCATAATAATTATTAATTACGGCACAGTCTTCAGTAAATCTAGTCTCTAATTCTGTCTTTAATTTTGTTACTAATTCTGTCGCTAATTCTGGTGCTTTTGGTTCTTCTGCAAGTTCAGCAGGCACACCATCGCTTAGAATTACTAACCTTGTTGGCCAATTTTCAGGAAAGTTACAACAGAATTTGTTAAAATCACATTCTTCGCACAGTTTTTCTTTTTGAGATGGTGTAAGGATTCTTGTATTTCCATGTGTAAACGAGCATGAATTATACATATCCCACAGCGTAAATTCTAAATAATTTTTCATATATTCTCCTTATGGTAATTTACTTTCAAAGTCATCACTTAATTTAATTCTTGCATAATCATCCTTTGGTGGGGATGTAAATTCCCCACCGTACATCATTTCAAGAATTCGATTGTAAATCACAATAATTAAATTACGCATTTACTCCACCTTCTTTGCCGCGTCTATACTCGTGTAAGCAGTCAAGCAGAAAATCAGCTTCTTCCTCATCAACACTTTCCATGAATACCATTTGCTTGTTGTAATAAAATCCAGCGAGTTTCATTAGTTCATTTACCATTTCTCCGACTTCTAAATAATCGTCGAATGTAATTGATTCTTCACCATGGATTCTTTCGACCTTATATGTACTTCCAAAATCATTTACAAACTCCATCGTGCATCTTTTCATTCTATCACCCCTTATAAAATTACTTCAAAAATACTTTCGAATATAGGTACTGGAATTGAATTTCCCGCTTGTTTATACAAAGTTCGATTCATTCTATTTTCTTTGCCAGGATTTGCTCTCAATGCATTGTAAAAATCTACATCGCTATAGCCCTGCAGTCTCCAACATTCCTTTTCTGTAAGATATCTAAATTTTCCATTACCTAAATCAATTACTTGAGTAGGCGTCCTATCCTGCCGCGTTGTAATCGTAAAGGCTTTATCCTTAATAATCGTCGCTCTTCGAATTCCCGTTTTATTAATGCATTCATATACACTTGGTTGTGTTACCATATAGCAGTCGTCGACGACATCTTCAATGAAGTCGGTAATGCTTCTCATCGGCTTTTTCATAAGTTTCTTAAAGTCAAACGCTTCAGTCCCAAGCTTACTAATAGTAAATACTCTATCTCTGTCTTGCGGCAGACCAAAATCCATAGCATTTAACGTAGAAAAACTGCTTGTATATCCAAGTCTGTTCATTTCACTTAAATATTTATCGAAATTATGTCTCATATGTTTTGACAGCACATTTTTTACATTTTCCCAGATTACATATTTTGGCCTCCATTCCCCCATTTGTTCTACTATATTAATTGTTTCCCACATAAGACTTGATCTTGTACCGCTACCTTCGTCGCCACCGGCACCACGATTTATTCTGCCATCCTCTACAGTTGCTTTCCCTTGATGTCCAGCAATACTAAAATCCTGACATGGTGAACCATGTATTAGAATATCAGGCTTGAGATTCCATCCAACAACAGATTGTGGTTTATATGGTAATTCGTCGGCAAACATGGCGTTGTAAGATTGTACTGCCTTTTCGTCTATTTCTATATAATCGATTGCTTTGGTAGGAATGCCGAGATTGCGCAGTGCAACTCTCGGACTACCAATTCCACCAAATAATTCTAATATCTTAACGATGCTATCATCTCCTATCGTATATCAAATTCTCCTTTTATAGATTCCATTTCAGCAGGAACTTATTACTTACACACTTGAAGCTGATAGTCATATCATAGTTTCTGAATACGATACCTTCTCTTAAAGTGTTATGCAGTTTAGAATTACCTGTTGCGAACTCCATCAGTTCATCAATTGTATCCGGCAGAATGTAATCACAGGATAAGATTGGCACAGACTTTAATCCATTAACTTCAGTATGAGTATCAACTAAGTTTGGTGTAAGCTTTATATCGTCATAAATAATGTTGAATACATAGAAGTCGCGGCCCTTCAGTTCGTACTTATTTTTCTGAATTCCTTCGCCAATAGTTTCGCCTTGAATTGTTACATATTCTTGTGCATCTAAATCACCTACAAGCTTGTACAACACTTTTTCAATGTTGTACTTAATAGCCATTTCCCAATATACATTGCCAATATCTTCGGTAGTATGATAATTCTTTTGATTGATGTCTTCCTGTACTACATTACGAGAGCAAACATAGAACTTCCATTTATGCCCTTCTTTATGTAAAGAAAATGTAGTAGATGTTCCGTCAAGTTTTTCAGTACAGAAGAATGGCTCTTTTTTCTGTAAAACCCAAGGCATGTTTTGTACTCTCTCTTCGTCTGTCTTAACAATCCATGCCGGCAACCCACTCTTCTTTTTCTTTGGTAACAAAAACTTAAAAGCGACGTTTCGGAACCATTTATACTTCATTAAGTACTTAAACTACTTTTTATTGGCTAGTTTCCGATGACGTCGCTTTAACTCATCTTCTTTATTCAGTTTTCCCCTGGCGGCCTGATCCGTCTTCGATAAATATTGAGTTATTTGCATTATTTCCGTTAAATCGCAACCCTCAGTTATTTTTAATTTATTCTTCATCGTTTTGCCTTTCTTCTAATATTTTCTTTCTGTATTGTCCAGGAGTAATATTTAATTCACTTTGAAATTTGTAATACAACCCTTCTTTTGTAATACCCAGACATTCAGCAATTTGTTTAATAGTTAAATTCGTTAAGCATAATTCTTCAAATCGTCCCATATCAATTTTTTTATATTTTGGATTATTAACCCCTGTAAATTGCTTTCTATGTAATTCTTTTAACTTATTACATGTTTCATCATCAAATACGTCTTCATATCTTTTGCCAGCCCTCGCCTCTGATAACTTCTTCTTAGATTCGTCCTTGTGATGTTTTCCATAAAAGGGGTGCTTATCTCCACTTTTGCCTCTCATATGATTATTTTTCCCTCGTGCTTCTGGGTGTTCGATATAAAATTTCTTTATACTATCAGAAATTTTCTTCTTTGTTTCATCAGACATTTGGGGCCTATTTCGACATCCAATTCTCATATTGTATCGTGATTCTTCGGTGCGTTTTTTACCAGAATTTGCGATACTTATTTTTCGACCAGTCTCTTCTTTATTTGGATTAAAAATCCAAGTATTACCGCCTTCGCCACCCAATGTCATGTTGTAACCATTTGCTTTATTTGTAGTATCATAAAGACATATATAATATCGCTCTCTTTCATCAACAGAAGCGCTGTCACATTCTTCGATTACCTCAATAGTAAAGTTATCATACCCATAACAATTCATAGCATCATATAAGTATCTATTAACTTTTTTCCTTGCCATAGCAATATGTTTCGCCCAACGATTTTTAACATCTTTTGTCTTACCAATATATATTTTTCCGTTTATAGAATTAGTTATTTTATAAATATAATATTTATCATCGTTAGTATTCAAAGTATACATCACCATTTTCTTCTTTAATCAATTTCCCAAAATTATTTAATGCATCCAGTGGTAATATAAGCCCTTGACTAATCTGCCCACGTAATTTTTGGGTTTTAATTCTAAATTTTTTATCCCTCAAGAATTCAAAATCTTCGATTTCTGGCAATACACTGTCAATCTCTATATATATGCATAAATCTCCAACCTTAAATTCATCTTTCTTGACTACCACCTGCCAACCAAGCACAGTGGCAACTTCAATTCTGTCAGCACCATCAATCGGCTGTATGCTGACAATCTTCTCCACATGAGCAAGTTTTCTCATCTTTTACTGCCTCCTTTACCTTTATTTTTTTCTTAGTTTTCTTTGGCGGTTCTGCTTTCGGATCTCCAATAAGGATAAATTCAAAATTTTCACTTACTGCAGAGTCCTTTTCGCACGCATATGTAATACAACCACTCATTAAGTCAATTGCATCTGCCTCTTTTAATTTGTCAAAATGTGGCGGCTCTACATTGCACAGTAACCCCATAACCATTTCTTCTCCGCAACCTATTGCGGCCCAAACTGGATACTCCATTACAGAAAAATCTTCCCCAATAACGAATATCTTATTTGGAGTTACATACATTACTTCAGAAGCCATCACGGTTGTGCCAGATTCACTCATTATCGCCTGCTGTTCTCCAAAATATTTAATTAAGTTTGGAACAATCTTGGCTACTACATACGCCTGGTCAACTTCGACGCCTGCAAGAATATCTTCGTAATCCATTAACTCGTCTTTGATGGAGAGTAAGTTACAATGACGGAGCAATCCTACGGATCCAATACCGTGCTTGCTATATTTGGTTAATGAAATTTTTGAAGTATTATCCTCTCTCAAGCGCATACCTTTTGATACGCGTTTATCTGCGCCGATAATAATTCCATCTTTATACTTAAATGCTACTACTACACTCATAAGCTAGTTCTCCTTAGCGAAAATTTTTTTATAAAGTTCATCTGTTAATTGATCTTTATAATGTACCATTGCAATTATAAATAATATGTTAACAATAGGAATCATACTGATTAGTAGCACAGTACTTTTTAATGGTAGACTTTTTGATTTGCTTAAATTACTTTTTACTTCCTCAATATTTTCATTGTTAACATATTTGGTAAGAAATGATTCTGCCATATTTTTAATTACTTCTGTTATAACTACATACGATACAACTACAAAGACGATATAGATTAAAAATAAATACATATCTTCTCCTTTTAAATAGGCGGCCATGGTTAGGCCGCCAATAATTATTTAATCGCACTTACTCCATCCGCAACTCTTGCAAATATTACATCCGCCTTCGAATGTAATTTCTTCGCCACATTCTGGACATTTTGGAGTATTTCTTTTTTTAACCTTTTCAGTTACTTTTATTGGATCAATATGCCCGGATGAGACTTCATCTTCTACATCATCCGTATCGGCAAAACATCTATCTGACATTTTATCCTGCAGCTCTTTTAATGCTCGTCCAATTGCAGATGGGCAAGACGTGCCAGGAGAGGTATCTCCTTTTGTCTTTGTTCTGCTTACATAAGCAGTGCATGGTCTGATACTCATTGCCTGATCGATGATTGATTCGATTGGAATGCCACCACGCAATGCAGTGGAAATCAGACGTGAAATAAACTGGTAGTTCCGTTCACAACCTCCAGATGATCCAATGTTAATGAAAGTCTCCTGTGGTTCGCCAGTTAATTCATCAGCATATACTTCCATATGAATAGATCCACAGCCAGTATTTAACTTACGTTTGTACCCGATTAAGTCATCACTTACATCAATCACGTATCCACGTGGCAGTGAATCAATACATGTTGCACATTCCGTATTATTGATCGGATTATCGACTGTTTCTTCAGGCTTTTCAACAAGAATACCTTCTCTAGCACAACCAGCTCTGTAGATAGTTACCCCCTTCAATCCCATTGCCCATGCAGTTTTATAAATGTCTTCTACATCTTCTACTGTTGCAGAATTTGACAGGTTAATAGTTGAGCTGATACTTGCATCAATATGACGCTGGAATGCAGCCTGCATTGCAATTCTATCTTCTGGTTTAATATCTGCAGAAGTAACGAAATATTCTGGTAAATCTGATTCATCAATAATATCATTTGCCTTCATATATTGCTCAACAATTGGAGTATAAACTTTATACAATACATCCTCTCCATGTAAAGACTCAGTTTTTCTTGTGTAGGAGTTAGAGAAGATTGGTTCTATACCACCGGAAATGCCAAGCATAGTAGACAATGTACCTGTAGGGGCGATAGTTAATAACTGTGAGTTTCTTAATCCATTTTCTTTTACCATTGTCCGTGTATTTTCGCTTGTATTTTTTAAATAAAATTCTGTTTCCATTACTTTATCGTTATATTTTGGATAAACACCTTCTTCTCTGGCTAAGGCCGCACTCTTTTGAATGGCGTTATTTGCTATAAAATGACTTAGGATATCACAGAAATTCACAGCGTTTGGATTACCGTATTTAATTCCGAGCATAATTAACATGTCAGCTAATCCCATGATACCAAGACCAATCTGACGCCAGTCTCTGACCGTCTCTCTCTGTTTTGCAAGTGGATGTAATGGTAAACCTTCGTCAAGTATCTCATTCAAAAATCCAACGGCGCCCCTCACTGTAAGTAAAAGCTCGTCCCAATTCACTTCTGCTTTATTAGTAAACGGATTTTTTACAAAAGCAGCGAGATTGATGCTTCCGAGAAGACAGCTCCCACCGGCTGGTAAAGGCTCCTCTGCACATGGATTTGTGCCTGCATATTCAAACTCGTAATTATTGCTTAGTAAATTATAGTCGTTGATATTGTCCCAAAATAACATTCCTGGCTCGGCGAAATTCCAGTTATTTTCACATAACTGGTGGAACACTTTTGCCGCATCTACGGTTTTAGTAATTCTTTCGCCAGTTTCTTCCCTGATGAATTCAAGTTCATAGTCCTGATTATCAATTACTGCGTTCATAAAGTCATCGGTGATTTTTACAGAAATATTTGCTTTCGTTACTTTATTCAAATCAGTCTTGATATCTATAAATTCCTCTAAGTCTGGATGATTACAGTCCAGAGAAATCATTAAAGCCCCACGTCTTCCGTTCTGGCCAATCAGACCTGTAACCATAGAATATAAATCCATGAAGCTGACAGCACCACTTGTTTCTCTTGCAGTATTATTAACACGAGCACCCCTTGGAGCTAATTTTGAAATATCGATTCCTACACCGCCGCCATAACTAAAAGTTCTGGCAATTTCTTTTGCACAATCGAATATAGATTCAATGTTGTCTTCTGGTGGTGTCTGAACATAACAGTTAGAATATGTAACTTTAATTCCATCTTTATATAATCCTCTGTTTGAAAGTATTCTGCCTGCCGGTAAGAATCTTTTTGCTAAAATCATTTCCTTATAAATGGAATTATTGTTAGACACTCTATCTAACCATTCATCAAATGATTCATTGTTATATCTGTATTTCTTCTCCCAGATATCATAAGATAGCTGATTTTCATTGAGCCATTTCCAGGCTTTTTCATCTCTCATATAATTCCCCCTACTCCAAATTAAACATATAAGCTGTAACATACTTTTCAATTGCATCTGCTGCGCTTACAAAATTCTTAGCTCGCTTGATTCCATATATACTGTCTGGGAATGACTCATTATAGGGCTGTGTAATTAATATTGGCGTTGTATATTTTACATGCTCCACATCTCTTAAATTACACTCCCAGTCATCCACAAGGAAGTCAGCGGCAATTAAATCCTTGCGACTTGCAATTATTAATTGCTTTTCATCTAACATCGGAAGTAGTTCAAATAATCTATGAAATTTTGCAGGACCAATCTTATAACTGGTTGCAGTTGCAATAACTAAATCTATCATCGGGTGCTTCTGCAGTTTATCTATTGCTTCATACACACCGTCATATAAACACACCGTTTCCCAAAACCCATCAGTTTCGAGTATGTATGCCAATATTTCAGGACACTTGACATATTCTGCTATCTGATACGTTCTGATATCTTCCGGTTTCACACTTTCATTCGTAATCTCATTGTAAGCAGCAAGCCATGGATTTACTAAATCAAAGAGCACACCATCTAAATCTACTGCCACTCTAATTTTCTCCATTATATCTCCTCCATATGTATCCACCTGTAGATCCTATTTGGCCATTAATTGCCATACTAATTCCAGATCTATTTGCTCCAACAATTTCAGCTGCCTCTTTAATACTGTTATATTTTGCAATATAATCTCCATTTAATGAAAACTGTATTACAGGTTGCTTATGCTCTTCTAATTCAATTTTGAGGTTATCTTGTTTTTGTATAATAGATAAGGTATTAGAGGAGTAGATTTTTTCATCTCCACTTTTCAAATCTTTATCTATCACCCAATTATCTGGATCATTTATTAAATTATCAAAGTTCTCCAAACCTTTTAACACATTTACATAATTTTCAAATACTAACAATTCACTACTTACTGTAGTTCCATTTGCACCATAATATTTATAATTTACATCATTTTGATTAAAACATCTTCCCAACATTAATAACCATCTATTATACAAAGTAGGATAATCTTTTGGCCTAACATTTCCATGTTTTGCTATTCCTAAAACGGTTAATTCGTCACCATTTAAATCTGTTGTTGAACGAGTTATATGATCACTACGTGTTTCTTGTATCTTTCCATTTTCAAATTGTATAATCCAATAACTTATTTTTGGGCTTTTGCCGATGATCGTAAATTTTTGACCGTTTTTATCATATCCTTCATAACCAACTTTATATTTACGCCCCATCGTTTAACTCCCTCCACTTTCTGTTTTCATAAATTATCTGGGCAATAACTTCTGGAGTATTAACTTCGTCACTATGACAGGTCATATAATCAAGGCCAAGAAACTGCAGTCGCTTTTCTAAGTTTGAAAACATTTCCTTATCATGAAGATGTCTTTTCAATACAGCGTCATAATTATCGCCTCTCATAGACATATGAAACATTGCATCTCCATCTGTAACTTGCAGACAGAATACAATGGGAGTTTTGTTTCCTTGATAATTATGTGCAAAATAATCAACACCATCAGGATCAATTATGTATATATCTGAGTCCTCTACTTGATCTGCTGTCGCGCAATATTCATTTCCATCGAACTTTGTATATCCAACTCTGTCGGTTAGTTCATCAAATAAAGCTTTGTTGACAAATATATGGCCCCTTTCCCCTTCATATCTTGGTGGTCGAGTTGTATATGAATCTATACTCTTCCATCCATATTTTTGTTGTAAAATCTCAGCAACAGTAGTCTTGCCGGAGCCTGAAGCTCCGACAAGTAAATAAATATACTTGCTCATAAATACCCCCTTAAATCATAATCTTTGTGTCTTGGTTTACGCTGATAACACGGCTTGTCCGATTGACCCTTGATAACGCATCCTTCAATTCTTCTGCAAAATGATTCTTCGAATCTGATTCTGAATGAACCAGCGCGATTTTATTGTACTGAACTTCGGTATAGTACTTTAATAGTTCGTCATGATCTGCGTGCGAACTGAAAGAATTAAGTATAGTTACCTGAGCTTTATTTTTTACCGGCACACCATCTACCTTTACATACGGATTCGCCTTATAATTTTTAATCTGCGATGCCAAGCTCTTTTCTGAACTAAACCCACAAAATACAATATGGTTATTTCCGTGCGGCAATAAATGCTGGGCCCATCCTACAGCTCTGCCTGCAGTTAACATGCCACCAGAACTCACAATAATCATTGGGCTATGCATGTCCTGCCACGCTTTTGACTCTTTATAAGATTCTGGCTTCTGCAGATTTTCCCAGTGCCATACTTCATTCCAATAATCAATATCCTTGTCAATTGACTGATGCCATATCTTGGCTATATTCTGACCTAGCGGAGTATCCACTATAATCGGGATTTTTAATCCCTCTTCATGATAAATGTCATATAAAACACTAATCATATCTTCTAGCCTATTGAGGCTAAAAACAGGAATAAGAACTTTCCCATGATCTCTAATAGCTTCCTCAACTACGGTTTTTATCTTTTCGATGTCCTTTGCCCGATCTTTTCTTTTATGGACTCTTGTGCTATTTGAATAAGTACATTCACCAATCAACAAATCTACTTGCTGGATTGGTTCAAATTCATTCATAAATAACTTTTGAGTAGTCGGCGAACCAATATCTCCAGTGTATCCTACTTTACGAATTACATTACCATCATGCAGCTCCAAAATAATCTGCGCTGCATTCACAATATGATTTGCCGGTAAAAATTTAAATTTGAATATTTGGTTCGCAATAATATCTTGACCAAACGGACATTCTACTACATGTTTTAACGTATTATGGACATCATCCTCATTGAACAGTGGCGTCATAGACACATCGTGACGTTTATTGTACCGCTCACAATCTTTTTCCATGATATTCACACTGTCCAATAACATCAGTTTCAGTAATGGTTTGCTTTTTATCGGGGTCAGAATTGGCGCGGTACAACCATCTCTATAAAGTGTTGGCAGCAAACCGCAGTGGTCATTATGGATATGACTCAGAAAAATGTAGTCTATTTCCTTTGGTTTAATATCCTTATGTCTCACCTTGTTTACTTTGTAATCGCCCAATGTATCATTGGTTTGGTACATTCCATAGTCTAATAGAATTGTATATTTACCAAATCGGATTAGATTTGCCGAACCAGTTACATCGTGTGAATTATGACCAACTGCTTTATAATAAGCATGTTTTACTTCTCTAGCCATTTACTAATCTCCATCTAATCTTCAATTCTCAGTTTTAATCTCTTATATAATTTTGCATTGTATGCATCATATCTTTCTTGAATATCGAAAAAATTGACATCCATCATTACGTCTTGCAAACCATCTATGAAGTTGCAACTATCCATTTCAGGACAACCACACCGATAAATGCAATTTGGAACCAAAACGTCAGCAATTTCTGGTTCAATTTTATGTATTGCATACTTTAAATCCTCAGCTAACTCTCTGGTTTCTTTGGAAGCCTGATAACAAAGTCTCTTTCGCATTGTATCGATAAGATGTTGCACATTAGCCTCACCCCTAAAATCTTGCGGTTCTGTCTGAGGAAGCTTATCTCTTGGGATACCAGCTCTATCTTCGCGTTGTGTACGAACAAACTTTTCAAATTTATGTCTTACCCAATGAACTAAAACCCAATGAGGTGCTTGTCTCCATGTCCACTTAAAAGAAATATCTCTAATTGGACTATGCTCTGCCAAAAGAACTCTTTTCTTGAATCCTACAGACGGTTCTTTCCCAAGAGGTTCTTTTCCAACTGTAAATCTGCAGTCATCAAGCACCTCCTGCCAATCGCCCTTAACCTTTTCAATCTTTGTCTGCTGCATTTTCACCCTCCTTTAAAACATCTTCAAATTCAGAGATAATATCTTTAAGATCTTTCATTAGAAGTTTCATTTTACGTTTGTCGCCAATTAGTTCTACTTCGCCATGAGGCCAAATTGGTAATACTTGGACCTCGTTTCCAAGATACCGTTGGACTTGGCTGCAATACTCAGAAAGCACATCAAATCCAACTTCACATTCTGGATCTCTAATTACTAAAATCTGCTTCACTCTACTATCTCCTCCATTTCAACAATGTTTCCAAAAAATAAATCACCGGGCATATAACTCACGTCTCCCATGACGCGAACAATGTCCGGCATACTTTCTGTCTGGACAATGAATTCAACGATGTTGATTCTTCCATTGCCCATATCTATGTATTTATTCGTTGGATCTGTGTGACGGTCAGCCTTTTGTTCGGCCATAATTACCTTAATCTTTTCTCCTGATTCCAATGTAACAATATATTTGTTACCAAGAGAGTCAGATATACCACTCCCAAGAGCCACGCAATAATAGTCTTCTATTTTTCGAAGCCCATTTTCATCCGTGTGCGCTTCTTGTTGCATTGACCATTGACGACTGGATGTGTTTGTTATCATCCTGTAATCCATGTATGTTTTAAATGCATTATCACTATGTATCGGAAGGTTGACTGGGATACCCGCCAACTCTTCCTCTGCCATGCGTTCTTCTACAACAGGCAATTCTTGCTGTGGCAAAAAGATGCTTAGCTCTGGATATGGATGTGGCATAGATAAAGCTGATGCCACTAAAAAACTAACTAAAATTAATTTCAATTATAATAACCTCCTTATTTACACCCGCTACCCCCATAACTCATAACTATATGAATTATGGCTATCATCACCTCCTTATCAGCGGATTTGCAATAATTAAAATAAATTGAATAACTGATATTTCAGTTTTTCCCACTTATAATTTTCGCCAAATAATAAACTTGGCATAAATTTTACGAAAACATCCACGAGAAGCTGTTCATGCTCATATTCGTAGTATGTAATCTCAGCACCAGCTTCGGTTACTTCTTTCTTTTCCACAACTTTACATTTCCAAAAATCTTCTAATGTTACGCCTTCTGGTAATCTTCCCTTAATCCATTTGTTCATTTTAACTGCACATTCTGGACACAGATTGAATTCCGTAATATCTCTTTCATCTAAACAGTCAAAAGCGCTTCCATATCCGATCATAGGAAGTTTAAAGTTCTTTACATCAGCATCTTCTTTTTTGCAGCAATTACATCTTCTCATATTAGTTCTCCTCTCTTAAATTAATAGATTTTTTAAATAATATATAAATGTTCCATATATCCATGGGCCAGAATGGTTATTATTTGGCATATAGCAAAACTCTAAACCATATCTGTGATTGAATGTATGTAGTGTGGCGAGAAATGCTTTCTGGCTTAATTTACTTCTGTAATTACCATTTACAATGTCGCTGTATGTTGCATTTTCCAAAAGCAAATACATTTTGCCAGGGAACATAGCCAACTCTTCTTCAAACCTGGCCCTATTCGTTGTGAAGTTCCCCGCTATTTCATCCAGACCATGTTTTCTTTCAACAACAATATCCCGTTGAAAAGAAATATCCCGCTCAATATTTAGAGCGGGATTAGCTGGTATGTAAAAACTATAGTCGCCTTGCTTTAAGGCTCTTGTTTCCCATGGTATTTTCTTAGAATCGAACCAATCAGTTATATGATGTTGTTTTTCACGCGTATCAACCAAAATAACGATTGACTTACACAACTGGTCTAATTCTTTGTCTGTGTATCTATATCTTTCTAACACTTAACTTCACTCCATTTTGTTAAAACAGGCTCAGTTTCATCAATCTGATACCAGTCTCCGTTATAATCACGGCGCCACTTTCTTTCGTCAGACTTTTCAATGGTTTTAATTATCATCTGTGGCATTATTGGGCTTGATTCAAACTTAGCTGCCTTTACTTTGTAGGTTTCTATTTCTCCAGTTTTCAGACGGTACAGTTTAACCATCTTATTTTTGAATTTTCCATCTACTTCAAGAACATATGCATAATCCGCAGATAACTTCGGAATTTTTAGATTGATGTACCCAAGGTGAACTGCTTCATAATTAATCTTATCCACTATAGTTGTTTTAGGATATTTTCTCTTTTGACAAAGAAGTTTGACTAATTCTAAAGAGTTAATACCTCTCACCTGTTTTTCTGTTGCTGTTCCACCAAGACTTTCAATCATCTCCTTAGTTAATCCCAGCGCTTCTATTTCGGATCGTTTGAAAACTTTCTTTCCGCTGAACATGTCAAAGATGTCTCTCTGTGTAAGCAGAGTGTTGATGTCACCAAACTCACTAAAAAAATCCAGCTTAATAAGAATGTCAAGCTGACGAGAATCAACGGAGGTATTACATTGAATATCTCGTAGTAGATCGATAAAAGAATTGTACCGTATTCCCCGAAGATCATACAGTTCCTTAGAAATCTTCTTATTGATGTATTTAATGGAGGCCATTCCTTTATATATTGTTTTTGCTTCTGGTACATATTGATACTCCGATCTTGAATATCTAAACTTGATTCCTTCAAGTGCAATATTATTCTTCTGCGCATACTTGACAATGTTGTTTGTCTTTTCTTCATTATCAGCGAAGATATTAAGCGCAGCAGTCAAGAATTCGTATGGGTAGTAGTATCGAAGGTATCCACAGATATAACCGATGCATGAATAACTGTCCGAGTGATTCCATGAGAAGGCGTACGAACTGGCATCCTGTATTACCTGAAGAAAAGGCTTTATTATCACTTCGCATAAATCTTTAGCTACTCCATAATGTTCTGAAGTATACTCCACAAACCTTCTCTCGATTTCTGGCAGTAATTCTTCTGTACCATATTTTTTTGCGATACCTCTTCTTACTGTGTCTGATTCTGCCTGTGTATAACCACAGAATTTAACAAGGAATTGCATAATATCTTCCTGCATTGTTACATGTCCCATTGTAGGTGCCAAAAATTCATTGATCTCCATTAGGCCATTCTCATAGAATTCGCCTTTTGCTACATCATCTCTGTAACTTGCACAACCTGGTCTTAACAGACCATTTCCGAAAGAGAACCATTTAATCCATGAAAAATTATCTGTGTTCGATTTTGCAATAGCAATGGTTTCATCGGACATAAACTTTTTAAGATATGCTTGAGCACTCGATGATTCCCATTGGAATATCAGCGTTGTATCATCTCGAATACTCTTCCATACTGCCTCGTCATCCAAATCTGTGTTATCAGGTGTCAGACGTTCAATGCCTGCAAGTCTGCAGGTTTCATTGATAAGACCCATATTTGAAAGTCCAAGTATGTCCAACTTAACGTACATCAGAGCATCAAGCTCTTTCATATTTAACATTGAGACTGGATATTTGGAAGTTGATAAAGTGCACAATCCAATCATTTCATCAATGTTTTTATCTGAGACTAGAACTCCACTCGGATGGGAACCGATAGATACAATTACACCTGTTACGATATCAACGTATTTAAAAAGGTCTGGATATTTATCTCTATATGATTGATTAATACTTTCATCGATAACAGCGTCACTGATTTCCTGTGTAAGAGATAGCGGCATATCTAATGCTCGTCCAATATCCTTGATTGCACCTTTCATCTTAATGGTGTTGAAGGTAATGATTTCAGCAGATTTAATAGAATCCAATCCCAAATGATCTTTAAGAATAAATTGCTTCACTTTTTCCCTGTCTTCATCACCATAGTCAGTGTCAATATCGGCGTTTGTTACTCTGGAAGGATTAAGGAATCTAAAAAAGTTAAGATTAAACTTTATACTGTCCATATCCGTAACACCCAGAATATAGGCAATTAAGCTGCCGGATACAGATCCTCTACCGTAACCACAATAAATTCCATTTTTACGTTCCCAATTTCGCAAATAAGTTTGTAAAAGCATGAAGTCAATACAACCGGTCTTTTCATATGTATCAAGCTCATCCATCACTCGATCTAAAACTTCTTTCTTAGGATATCTTTTCTTTATATATGGATGTTTCTTATATGCTTCATTGATTTGCTTCTTAAATGTATCATAGGAATCTTCATAAATCTTAGGGTACTTTGTGTTGGTGTCAAGGTCAAATGGTTCTATCATATCCGCCATACGATTTGTGTTTTCAATAGCTTCCAGATATACCTCCTCTGGTAATGCGCCTTGTAATTTATACGCTCTAACAAGTTCATCGTATGTCTTAAAACTAAGATCCCAGCTATCTTCATTGGCAAAATGTACTCCCTTACCCTTTTGGAGCATCGCACGCCCTTCAAGATGCTCCTGATTCAGTGCATGTGTATCCGTTCCTGCTATTAAAGGAATGTCGTAAATTGTACTAACACTATATAGGAACTCATTATATTCTTTTTGTTCGCCTTCCGTATCTCTGTGGTGCTGTATCTCTAAAAAGCATCTATGATTATTTCGCCATAGAAAATTAATGAATTTCTGTTTCATTTCTTGGCCGGCATTGTGTAGAATCCCACCTAAACATGCTGTAGTAACGATGATATCATCGGAAGTGTTTAATAATTCTTCAAAACTAATTCTTGGTACATAATAAAAATGTCCATCATCTCGATTGAATGCTGCAGACATCATCCGATTTAACTCTTTGAAACCTTCGAAGTTTTTTGCAATTAGAACACAGTGATAATTATCACGTACCTTTTCAAGCTTTTCAGAAACGTAGACCTCACAAGCATGTATGTACTTCATACCGGCTTTTTCTATTTCTTGCTTCTTATGATACCATTCAAAAATATTACCATGTTCAGAGAAGGCAAGTGCCGTCATCCCTAATTCTTTGGCATACTTAACGTAATCTTTGAATTTAGTTACGCTATCAATATTTGTCGTACCACTACTTAAATCACTATGTAAATGGTAAACCGTATAGTTCTTCGCCAACTTATCTCCCCTTTCAAAAAAACTAAAAGAGGGTCAGAATTGACCCTCTAAAATAAATCATCTTCATCTATTTTCTGCAGTACAAGCAAATCGTTATATTTACGAATTTCATCACATATTCCGCGATGGCTACATAAGTTATTACAGTAGAATGAATCTTTGTCTGTAATTTCCATTGGACTCCATTCACTATACTCCTTATCCCAAAGCTCCTCGAACTTATCCGCTTTATCATTTATATACTGCAGCGTTTCTGTTTTCGTATCATCGTTATAATCATAGTATTCAATATACTGATGAATGTCGAATTGTTCCTGGATTTCTTCTGGTAATACCTTGATATCGTTTTTTGATTTGAATTCATCTAAGAATAACTCTACATCTATCTCTCCATAGCCAAGCTCATAAAGCATACTTTCGATAATTGGAGATAGCTCTTTCGCCAATTTCCCCCGTTGTATCACTTTAGTGATAGTTGACTTATTTTTTGAATTACTACGAGCATAACCTTGATAAGTTACTTCCGCATATTTTAGCATTATCCATGCAATATTTCGTATAGTATATCCTTCGGCTTCTTTCGCCATTCCGTAAAACACAAGTTGCCGGCCATGATGCACTAAATCCTGCTTCTTGAACTTAGCGCTGGTCTTAAAGTCGAAGATATCAATAATCTTCGCTTCTTCATCAATAACAGATATAATATCTATGTACCCCTGCATATATCTGTTTTCACCAAATTGATAAATAACCAATTCTTCAGTTGAGAAGTTATCGCCCGGCAATATCTCGAAGTTGTTGCAGAAATGTGTCATATCGGCAATCCAGTTGTTTTTGACTGCATCACCACCACTAAAATCCTTTGGAAATTCAACACCGACTAAATCAGCATCCGCCAACTCCTTTTCCATTGCTGGTAGCAACGCATCTGGAGTTGCCCATCCATTATATATATCTTCCAGGACCTCATGGATTTCGCCACCCATGATTCCATATATACTCTGCATCCGCTTCGGTTTGCTTGGATCCCTATATGAAAAATACGCTTCTCTTAAACATCCGTCTAAGGCATTTAATTTACTGATACTATATATTCGCGCCCCTTCTTTACGCAGTTGTTTTAATCTCAAATCCTGTTGTCTTACTGCCAATTCTCATCCCCCTCATCCGATAGCATGAGTGTCTGCCAATCTACAAGTTTATCTAATTTAGCAATTTTTTCTTCTAAGGTATCAATCCAAGCAATGAGATCCGTTATATCTGCTTTTATTTCTAATGCTCTCTCTAATTCATACACCCTTTCTTTTAAGTCGCTAAGCTCATAATCAAATTTTCTCTGCGTTACAGTGCATTGTGTATCTGTATATAATTTAGCTTCTGCTAAAAAATCTTCTAACGGGTAATATGTTGGATTGACCACATTTGTAGTTGCAGTTCCATCTGAATAATCATATACGAGTCTTTCTATTGTACCCGGATTGTCCCAAGTTGGTCTTCTTCCTGTTATAGTTTCATATGGCAAATTATCACATCCATTTCGTATAATTATTTACTAACTCATTAAATGCTTTTCTGCCTAAGTCTGTCGGTGATTGTTTTAGCCCCGCTTTTAAAATATCGCCATTTCTATCATAAATGTATCCAATATCACTTGAATATATTTTATTAGTATTCTTTAGCTTTACGGCTTCAGCTCTAAGATCGTCCTCACTTAACCCTTGGTCATATGCCAAGATAAGCTTGTCGACCCTAAGTGCTTTAAGATATCTTTCTTGCACTGAACTAATTGCTCTCGTACATGTTGCCACCCCAAAGTTATAACCCATGCTTCGCATCTGCATTACCCCTTTTTCACTCTCTGTGATTATACATACTTGTTGCTGCTGTATTGCGGCATAATTCTGATGATATCCAAACAGAGTGTAGCTTCGGCTGCATGGTATAACTGGCATCCATCTGTACTCATATGGTATATCCGGATCATTTGATCGTCCCATTACACCAACTAAATTTCCATTCACATCCCACTGTGGTATTGTAATACGGTCAGTATCTTGGTCGTATCCCAATTTAAAAAATTCTTGGGTCTGTATATCAATGCCATCATTGAGAAAGGCCAGATTTGATATCTGGCCAAACTCTTGAAGGATACTTTCGTCATATGTTTTCATTGATAATTCAGGTTCTATATCGGCCCTTATGAGCTTTTTATAGAACCCTCCAAAGGGGATAATGGTTTGTCCGGCGAATTCATCCTTATTGAGATTTAACACCCTGGAAACCCATCTCAGAGCCTCAGGAAATGAGATTCCCATTTTATTCATAATAAAGTTGTAAATTGAACCTTGTTCGCCAGTTGAAAAGCATTGAAAACCTAACGTATTTATGTTTACCCTCACTGCAGAGGGATTCTTGCCATAGTCTCGGCTGCATCTGAATTCCATTTTTGCTATATTTAACTTGATGTTCTCGCAGCCTAAACTATTTAAAATTTCCTCGATGGCATCTACATTGCCGGACAGGTATTCGTTCAGTCTGATAACGTTCAAAATGCCATCTCCTTTCTTATCTTCTCATTCCAAAGCCATCATAGTTTATTTCTGTATAGCCAATTTCCCTTAAAGAATTCCACGCCATATTTCTTTCGTAAACAATTTGTGGTTGAGTATCCCCAAATCTGTTCTTTGGAGTAAATAGCACGATATAGTCCTTATCGGGATCTATTGGCACTTGCTCTTTGATACTTGTAAACTTTCCGGTGGCCGGATCTTTCTTTCGATTGTAAACTACAATCTTTTCCTTTTCGTCAGCCGATAAAGTTCTAAACATCACAACCTGTGTGGCCGTTTCTGCAATCGCTCTTGACTTACCGACACAGGATAGATCTAAATAACGACGAGCCATTGATTCTGCAGATAGCTGGGCTGTTGCAATGATTGCAACGTCTTCCCTCTTCGCTATCGCGAATAATTCTTTTGCAACTTCTGAAAACTGTATGTTACTCTGTAATTTCGCTACGATTACAAAGTTGAATTTGTGTTTTTATAGTATTATCTTTTTATTTGCAAAATCGTATTTAACCTCATTGTACTTTGAAATATATTCCATGCATAAATTCATTGCAAATTCATACTCTTCATCTGTGATAAACTGCCACCATTTTAATCTTATAAAACGTATTATTCGATATCCTTTATTTATAAAATAATCTGTGCGTTGTTTTTCATAATTAACAAAATCATCCTCTGTGTAAAATTTATATTTTACCAAAATATTATGACCATCGCCGTCATACTCAAGAATTATTTTGTTATCAAGTAAAATATCTGCGTTATATTTTCCAATAGGGTAGTTTAATTTTCCAGAGAACAATTTAGATAAACGCTCTTGCTCTTTGCTTGTATTGCACGTTCCATTTTTATATTTTGTTTGTGCTTTTTTGCATTGAAATTCTTCTACTTGACTTGCGTTGCTAACACCGTATTTTTCTATCAGTACATTTTGTTGTTTCAATTTGATGTATTCAGAATTCATAGGGCTAGGGCCACCATATTTATCTATACAGGTTTTTATTTTGCGTTGCTGAACTTCTGGTATAGATAAAAACTCTTCATACCCATACTTCAATAAATTACTTTCTTTTCTTTTTTTACCTCTACATTTTTTACATGCACATTTTTTTGCAGAGCTTTCTGTTATTGCTCTGTAATAATCACGGTAGTCCATTACAATATCTTCATTATTGCAATAATCACATTTTATTTTCACTTTTGCATGTGATTCAACCCAAAGATCTTCGGCTTTTACTTCAATTACATCTTGACTTATGTCATATCCTATTGAGGCATAATAATCTTTGATATGTCGTCTGACAGGTTTAATATTTACTTTAATAATTTGATTTGGTATTAAAATATCAACACCTTCTTTTCTTTTATCACAAATTCAATTTCTCTATGTTTCCATAAAGTACAGACTATATCTTCATCTCGGTGAGATGCCACCTTTTTCGAAGCGCTTGCTTCTACTCCCTTACGGGATAGTCGTTGAACTTTACCCTATTCGGGTCTTAGCTGCTGATTGTCCAATCCATATTCTTTTCAAGCATTCACATTTAAGCTTATTTCATCTTTATGTTGTAGCGACATGGCTCTAAGGAGTTTCCAGCAATTAAAGTGGTTTTCTGTATATGTCACCATATAAAGGGACTAATCATTAATCCGCCCACGCATTATTTGAGTTTTCAATCTCCGGTTTTAATGTATCAAAGACAAATAAACCATAACCTACTTTGCTATATTTTCGTATAACTTTACGTACATTGCCAACTGAGTAATCGTTTGTTTCAACAAACATAATTCGCCCTTCTTGTTCCTTCAACCACTTCTGAGCCAATTTGATATGCTCAAGATCGTCCTCGGAGAATCCTCCCTGGATAAACCTCTGTCTGTTGATTTTGCGATAATTAATTCTGTTGAACAGAACCGTAGACAAGATCATTTGTCTAAATTCTTCTACGCCCTGTTCGTTAGCAATGATACATACGTTTTCGCCATGTTCAATGGCAGGCAGAATATAGAATAGAATGGATGATGTTGTTTTGCCGTTCCCAATGTGAGCCAGATGCAGCATTAGATTCTTTTTATGCACCCCTGCTAATCTATAATTCAACAGCGGGTAACCAACTGTGAATCCTCTCATTGTACCTTTATCCCATTCTTCTACATATCTGTCATAGCCGTCAGACAAGTCTTCAATCTTTAATTTTTCTACTTTATCAATGAAAATATTATTCACTTGATATTCCATGTAATCGTAAAGATCTGTCGATGTCATTCCGGCAAAACGATCCCAATTATCTACTACTGCAAATCCAGTATCATGCAGGTCCATTAACGCATTATTCTTAACCAATTCATCATAATATGAATCAATATTAGAGACGTCCAACAAAGACATGATTTCCTGTACGGTCTTATATCCACCACGCTGAAGGAATCCTTCCTTAGTAGTAGCTTTATCGTCGAGATATGTATTGACAGTTATATTGTCAAACGTCTGATAATTTAAGCCGTACATTCCCCTGGCAATGTTATAATAGAAGATCCCATCGTCCGTTATAATGTCCTTACCAGGAACCAAATGTTGATATGAACCTATACTGTCTGGGTCTTTCCATAACGACAATATGAAATCGCATTCTATTTTTTCCCGACGCTTTGTTATGATGTCGGGATAACTTTTAACTTTACGTTCTTTAATTCAAATCACCCCTCCAAAAAGCTAGTCACATTCTTTACTTTCTGCTTAGGTGCTGGCTGAATTGAATCATTCATAATATCAACAGCCATTTCGAATTCATCACTGCTTTCTAAAATCTTTCTTTTCTCTTCTTTTTCCCTCTGAACTTTTTTCTTTACGTCATGTATATGGTTGCTCACTATCGCAAATATAAATTGTATCTTACCAACTACAGTGTTGAACTCATGAGAGCTAAGGTAGCGCTGCATGAATTCCTTATTTTCTTCTAAGGTCCTCAATATTACAACATTACTATAGCCCTCATATTCTCTAAGCATTTTGGTAAGGAAGTTCGGATACTTATCTTCTGATGTAAGACCAAGAAGTTCAAAAAAAACAAGGTCTTTTGCCTTGCTGTAACTTTCCTTTTCTAGTTTTAATTCGTCATATAACTCTTGCGACTTATAATAACGGGTCCCAATCTTCACAAATGTATCAGATGTGCCAGTTTCACCAGTGATAGCACATTTTACTTTTCTTACCTTCATAACTTCACCTAAGCCGCTAAGATTTCAACAATCTTCTGCAGACCTTCAGTTGAAACATCGGAATTCTTAAAATTCTTAATGCCATATTCAGCCATTACTTCCTTTACTCTATCCTTTGTTTCATCTGCGGCAGCCATAAACGCTTCCTTAATGTAGGCGATATATTCATCATTCCTATCTTCGTCTACATAATTCTTTTTACGATTTTTGCTGTATTCAGCAGCTTCTTCCGCTTTCACTTCGGCTTCTTTTCTTTGTTTTGCCAAAGCCGCCTCAACAGTTTCACCACTCTTCGCTTGTTCCTTCATAATTGCATCAGTCATTGCCGCAATGAATTCATCAGCATCGAAGGAAATCTTATCAACGATATCTGCAAATCTGGATTTACTGTCTACGGAATAAGTATCGTCACGGAAGTTGATAACTCTACTTTCGCCGGCAATCTTACCCTTCAAGATTGCATTGCCCTTGTTATCTTTTTTAGATGTCTTCTGCTTAACAATTTCACGATCAATGTAAGCGAGACCTAAGAAGTGCAGTTTCTGCTTAATCGCATTGAAATATCTCTGTGTAGTGTTACTGGTTAACATTGTATACTGTTCTTCGGTCATTACATCTGTAATATCTGTGCGCTTTACATGAGCGATGATAATAAATGCAACACCGACCTTCTTCAGTTCCCACAGTCTATCCAGCATTAAATCAACAGCTTTATCTAAACCTTTACCGAAGCCACCCCAAGCAGCATTGATTGTGTCTGCCTTCTTATCGGGATTTTTAATGTTGTAAAGTCTGATGGCTTCTTTTTCTGCTAAGTGACACAGTTCGTCATATGTATCAATAATGACAACCTTTAAGTCAGGATAGTCTGTAGTTTTATTTTCGATGATATCATCGGTTACATCTACAAACTTTGCCCAGTCCTCAATAGGTTCTGTCACAATCCCCTGGATGGCAGAGTGACCATCTTCCTTACCAATATCCAATGCAATGTAACCATCTGGGCCAGCCAATTTCTCGCAAATCTGCTTCATAATTGTAGACTTACCAATACCAGATTCCCCTAATAAGCCGATATTGTACTGCAGTGGATCTAATTTAATCTCATTTTTCTTTCCAAATTTACGCGCCATTTGTTATAATCCCCCTTAGAATAAATCGTCTGCGTCATCGTCTGTTGGCTGTTCTACCGCCGGAGCCTTTAAAATGTCTTCCTTAAGAACTTCCTCCAGAGATTCTTCCTTTTCAAAAGTAAAAATTCTGGCTTCAATTTCCCCGTTTGATTCTTCACATTCAACTGGGCCGTCTGCATAAGCACCGGATAAAGACGGCTTAACCATGCGAATTTCTGTCAGCTTAGGACCATATACTCTGCTCTTTGGCTTAAATTCGTCAATGGTAGACAGGCCGCATTCAATCATTTCTCTCTGAGCATCTGTTAACATAGATTCATCAAATGGAACTTCTTCGGCACCATTTACTAAGCGGCAATTCCATAACAGATGTGCATACTTCTTTCTCTTAGGAAGTTCTTCCTTTAAATAAGATACCTTTTTATTCCACTTTGCTGCATGTGCTGGATCATCCATACGATAAGATGCTTGACTCATTACCATCTGCTGAGGGAATAACATACGCTTTCCTTCCGCTCTAACGTACTGTTCTATGTAACCATTTACATAAATCTTCTGATTGTCTTTAAAATCAGACTGGTCAACACATTCGGTATTATAGAATAGAGCAGCTTCTAATGTCAGGGCAGATACTTCATCAGGTTTTGCTGCATATACGCTCGTGATAGAAAATCTATTGTTAATTTTCCCTTTCCACGGGTTCTTCTCCCAAATACCTTTTACTTTTACTTTGCCGCTATAATTCTGTAACTGTTCGGCCAGGAACTTTACCATGTCATACTTAGATACAAATTCTTTCTGACCACCGAAATCATCTCCCAAGTTTACATAGAATTTTGCACCGCCGGCAACTTCAGAAACAACCAATGGATCCAAGCGATCATCCCAATCAAATTCGATCTGATTACCATCCTTGTTTCTCACTTTGATTGTTTTGTTCTTGAAGCCGGTAGCTTCCACCCAACCCTTGTTCTTTTCACCTTCTGCAACGCTAAAACCGATGGAAACTCTACTACCATCTTCTGCTTCGTTGTAGAAGGAACTAATGTCTCTTGGAAGAACTAACTCCCCTACGAATACAAATTTTGAATTAACTGCCATTAAAATACCTCTCTTTCAAAAAATTAGTTATAACTGATATCTATTTCAACACTTAAAGTGGTGTTGTCAAAAACTAAAAAAAGACCACGCTGTTTACGTGGCCAATAAAAAAGAGCCGTTGTTACGACTCTTAACTATTATTGTTGTGATATTCTTCAATCTGGCGATATTTAATAATAATTTCGTTCTTCTTAGCCTTTGTTGTTATCGATGCACCGGTTCTTTTACGGAATAATTTAATAATTTGATCGTCTTCAATATGCATACTGACTTTTTTAATATCTATATATAGACGATAAAGTATACCATATTCACGTATATGATTAATTTTTAGTACACTTGCAACGTTTGATGACTTCGAATTGAGATATTTATAGTATATTTTTTGAATTCGATTGTTATTTCCAACCTCATCTTCTTCATATAAGAAAAAGTATACATCACTCATTTTATATGTTAATGGTGATTTGCATCTTTCAGTGTATATCTCATTACGTTCTATTCGTTTTTTAATGAGATCCGAGAGATTTTTGTCTACATTTATATTTGCATCTCCGCTTTTTATGATACATTTTTTCTCTGGTTCAGATGAAGGAAACCATATGTTTTCAATTTTCAAATTTTCAATTTCTTCATTTGATAAGCCATGAAAACACAACATTAAATAAACGATGGTAAGCTGATCCAATGTAAAAACATTGGATGCATTTTCTTTGTGTGTTATCCAAGAATCATCTAAGAGGCTCGTTCTTAAATAATAAAATAAAGACCCTGGGCTGCATAATACATCACTGTGACTTGATTGCTTACTAAATTTTGTAAACTGAGCCATCCAATAAGCATCATCAATTTCAAAAGACTCGAATTTATTTTTTATATAAATTGCCTTATCAATATACTCATTATTTTCACAAAACAATCGATATCTTAATAAAAAAAGAATGTTAGCGTAATAGTGTGCATATGCGCCAAATTCGTATACTTGGAATAAATATTTTGGATATTCCGAAATTTTTGCATTACATATATCATATCCCAGCTTTTCCTCGATAACTTCAACACGATTAAAAAGCAACTGTATCTTAATTGCTGCAGATTCATCTGTAAGCTTAACAGTATCTATAAATTTTTGTTTTTGCTGCTTGTTATACATATCTATGTCCTCCTATGTAGATTAGGATTTAATGTATATTTTACAGCAATAAATTTTGATTTTCAAGAGGGGTATAATATTATACCCCTCTAGTACTTATTGATTTTTCAATTCGCCAATATCATCAATTGATAAGTAATTCAGAAATGGCGTGTTGATCAAGCTACTCTTTGCAATTTTTGACATAAGGCTATCTGGTACAATTCCAATAAATTCTTGGATTTGACTCTTGCAAATTGTTTGTACTCCTTCACACTGGGCAGTGCTGTCTAATGGCAGTCCGCATGATCCCGCCTTAATAAATACGTGTGTTGGTAATTTGGCTTTCTTTTTTGATGTAATCGGAACTATAACTACGGTCTTGCTGTACTTGTTGCCGATGTTATTTTGAACTATTATCGCAGGATGTCTTCCGTCCTGGACATGACCTGTGCCGTTCAGATTAACCCAATAAATTTGGCCGATGCTATAATTTCTTTCCATTCTTCTTTTTCCCCTTTCGTTAAGTCTTGTTGAACATACATATCTCCTTTTCAAAATAAAATAGACCGACGTTATGCCGGTCTATTACACTTATGAGCATATAAAGTTTCTTCGCTTTCAATGCCAATAATATGTATACAGTCAATATTTTCACATATTGACTCTATCCAGATATTAACATCATCCAATTTAAATACCAACTTACACTTCGGATAAAATAAGGGCCCTTCGTAGAACATTAGACTATTATCTAAGATTTCAAAGTCACTTAGACTGCATTGAATATGAGGCGATGTGGAGAAATATTCAAAACAGTCATAAACCCCCAGTTTTTCTCTGACCATTAATACCACGCCCTTTGTCATTTGATGTGATTATATTTTATATCGAACATGCGTTCGTGTCAATCGATAGTTTGAAATTTATTCTACTTCTTTGAAACTATCTAAGGCGTCTTTCATGCTAAAGATTGCATCCTCTAATGACGAACAAGCATCCTCAAGTTTATCCGCGTTTTCTTCTAAGGTGTATCCTTTTTCGGAATTCTGCAAATTTTCACTCAAATTATCATAAGCATCTCGCTCCTCATCTTTGATGATTTCTGCATCAATATTAATTAATGACAAATCATCTACCATTTTTTGCAGTTTTATCTCCACATCTCTTTTTCTTTTTCTTCTATCGTTATTCAAAATATCCCCCTTTCAATTAAATAATTATTCATATCCTTCTGGGTCTAAAATAGGATCCCATAACCATTTTGGATCGATTTTAATATCCTGAAAATAACCCATCTGTTGATAACGCTCAACCTGTAACCAAGGATTTCTAATGCTATTATATGTTTCCATTAAATACTCAACGTATTTATTTGTGTTGTGTCCTTTTTCTTTTGCAAGTTTTTTGAAATCATCTTCGCATCTACATTCAATTATATCATCATACAATGGATGTCTAAATTCATCCGAAAATACTGATTTGAAGCTTCTTGCACAACCTGGATGATTTAATCCTGCATTATCATCTCTAAATTCATATCCAAGTTGCTCAGTGAAATGTTTTGCAAAGGTAGCCTGAATAATATAATCACTTCTCTTAGAATCAATACGATTTTCTTTCCACATTTTTGATTGAATCTTAAAAATATCATATCCAGCATATTCCATTCGATTAATTAATTTTCGTGCAATATCTTCCTGAAATCCCATTGGTGGATACTTATGAGATTCAAATTCCTTATATCGTTCTCTAGTCTGTGCATCTTCTACGGCTCCAACAACTGCAGAAGCCCCCAACAATCCTAATCCTGCTAAAAAACTAAATGGTCCCGGCATAAAATAACCTCCTTTCATTAATTCATTACTTTATCATATTAATATATTTTAAACCACCCCACAAATAATGTCAAATTACCTTCTGTACTACTTCATCAGCAGAATCATATTTCATCATAACTGGAGCCTTACCTCTAAGATCCCATACAACATACTTATCATCCTCAACGTAATAGTATACCTTTTTGACGCCATCTTTAATAGCTGCGTCTATCGTTGCCTGGGACGCTCTTTGTATATACAGGTCCTCTTCTTTGCTTTTACGTGCCATTGGAATCACCCCTCAATCTCTATCTGGTCAACCAGCTTATTAAGCAGCTCTCGCAGAAAATCTTTGTCATCCCCACGATCCATACATTCAGAATAAGCTGTCCACTTTTTCTCAGCTGGATAATATCTCAGCCAGTATTCACCAAACCCTATCTTGGCTGACCACATAAGATTGATTCCAGCCACATCTAATTCTTTATTTACAAACACATCTGTCCCATCTAATTGTAAATCAACATCCTTAACATCTATTTTTCTAGCCATATGAATTCTCCTTAAGGGGCCCGAAGGCCCCATAATCTTACTTTGTTGCGTCTACAATAGTATTGCCAGCTCCATTAATAGTAACCCAGCCATGTTCAATTCTTGCTTCCATCTCCATCTGTTCTAACAGTTCCGGAGTCAGAGATTCAGAAATCAAACGGTTAGCTTCTGCTTCACCTGCAGCCTTAGCGATAGCAGCTTCAGCTTCGCCCTGTGCTTCAATAATCTTAGTTTCAGCCAGAATCTTCTGCTTTTCCTGTTCCTGCTTTGCGGCTTCGACTTCCTGGGCCTTTTTAGAACGTTCGGTAATCGCGGTCTTAATTGCTTCATCCGGTTCCGCTCTTGGGATTGTGGCAGATTCAACCACAATGCCAAACGGCGCCAACGCATCTTTCAGGTGTACCGTCAGTTCCTGATTCAGTTCAGGCTTCTTATCCATATAAGCTTCAAGAATTGTATACTCAGAAGTCACTTCATTCACGTATGTACGTGCTTTAGATTTGATTATGTTTTTTACGATGTCACTACCACTCATACCACGATACTTCTTAGCAATTTCAGGAATATTATCAGCTTCGAAGTGATAGGACATTTCCAAATCCACATTCAGTACACCATCTTTACATGTAGCATTAAAAGACTCATCTTCTTCTGCGGTCAACAACAGCTGTTCTGTGGCAACAGAATATTCTGTAACCTTCTTGGTCGGTGATACGATATGCCATCCTTCTGACAGAACTTCATCTGATGTGCCACCTCTTATAGAATAAATTGAACCTACATGCCCTCTGGGAATCTTTTCGATACAAATTACTCCTAAAACTACCGCCACAATTAATGCGAGTGCAATAATTAACGTGCCTCCAACTTTCTTACTCATTAACGTTTTCTCCTTTCGTTTTTTCTTCTGCCGGTTCATCGGCGAAATCTTTTATTATCTCATCGACAGCATCATACACATCGTCTCCATGATCATGTCCAAGAACGAATATACCTGCTGCCAGGATAACCAATACAAAAATCCATAACTTAGCCATACTAAACCTCCTTTTTATAAAAAAATAAACGTTGAAATTTCAACGTTCTTAATCACTTAAAAGTATATCAAACAGTTCTTTTATTCCCTCTTCTGAGAATGTGTTTAGTAATACTAAATTTTTCTCAGCATATCCATAGCTGCAGTAACAATCTTGGTCTGTAGCTATTCCTTTACAATATACCGGATAATTAGCATCATAATCATGTGTTATGCTCATTACAACACATTCATACTCTCCGTAATCAGCCTTATACATTACTCTGTCGCCTACGCCTGCCATTCCATTTGAAACTTTAATTTTCGTCATATGTATCCTCCAACAATAATGTGGATAGTGCATCAGCATCTATATTTTTTGATGTAATATGGTTTTCATCTATATACATATATTGCTTGCCAAAATAATCCACAAGTTCTTTGAGATTATCGGCCACACTAATATCACAATTCTCCAAATAATTATATACATCCCACAAACTTTTACCGGAATGTCTTGCTGGCATAATATACTGATGACGATCAAATGCTTCGTAATATTTATCATTTAAGTCCTCACGTGCTTCTCTTATAATCTGATCCCATTCAGGATTCCGATGACGTATTCGTGCATTAAATTTTTCTTTTAGTTCTCTTAATGTCATATTTAATCCCCCAATAAAAAATCCCGAATAGCTTCGGGATCCATATTTTTTGTATAGTTGTCTGGGATGAAAACCCCTGTAGGTTCAAAAGCTGAGGCATTAATTTCATGCCAACTATTTAAGAAAGATATATACATTTTCTTACTAAGGCCATCCACATATATGTAGCTATCATATAATACAGGATTATATTCCGGATATCCTTGTCCTGCTAAAGAACCTTTTACTATAATATATTTATCCATTTTTCCACCAAATTGCATTTTGATTCGGATATACTAAATGAATTGCACAATTTTTGCGGGCAAACATGATTGGAGCCTCGCAAAGAATTGGCCTTCATATCCTCTGCCGCTCTCTGCTCTCAGCGGCAGAAGGACAATGATCAATGCTGTAATCTTGTGTACCACAAGACCCTCCTTACTTTATGTATGAGTACGCTATATCCTCTTCAAAATTCTATCCCATTAATTTAAGCCATTCGTCTATATCAATTGTAATTCCAGCTTTCATTTCATCGAGCGTAGTGATAATCAGTTTGCCTTTTATTATTAGGTCTTCATTGTTAGCTCCTAATCCATTTGAACCATATGTGCAGGTTAAGTTTGGATAAATATAAATATAGTCTTTCTTAACCTGGGTGTCTATATTACGAAGTGGCGCCCCTGTTCTCCAGTGCATGATCTTGCCGAAAGTTTCACAGAATCTCTTCCACCAATCTTCACCTTTATATTCAAGAGCTACTTTTTTTACACCGGAGCTAAACTTATTATGCAAATACTCTAACTCTTTCATAACTCCTCCATAAAAGCAAGCCAACAATTAGCATCCATATTTTATCCTTTAACATCCCATCAACTCCTTCCAAGCAGCTATGTTGATTCTACAGTACGGATTTATTTCGCAAAACTTAATTCTACGCCGTTCGGTATGTGTTCCCAAAAAAACTGTAAATTGCCTTAATTGATTATCTATACCAATAAGTAGACATCCTTCCATAGCACGTTGTCTTACTACATCTCCCCAATCTTCAGATAAAGCTTGTTCTATTGGCAAGTTATTAATCCATGTTCTACCATTTGCCAATATACAAAATTCTCTCAATTCGTTTATATTTTCTATTTCAATAAGATATTCTTTTGAATTAGTTACTTCATCAAATGTCAATTTCATCACCCCACAATTTATGCCATTCGTTCATATCAATATCAACTATTGTTTCTATTAAGTCGGATACTGTTCCTACAATCTCTGGTCTATAAAAAGATTTATGTATCATATCACTCATGTAACAATCGTTTATGAAATAAGGATAAAGTTTATTTGTTGTCAAGTATATTGCTGCAGGATTATCATCTGAATTACTTTTATGCACTTTCATATAAAAAGAAGATGAAAACAATCTATCTTTTCTACCGATCTTCCCCTCCATAACTTTTCGTAACTGCTCAAGCTCCTCTTCATTATGTACTTTTATTATTATTCCGATATCAAGTAATCTTTTGAGTTTGTCATCATTCATTTTATTACTCTCCTAGCAAAATTTCATTCAATGCATCTATATCGATATCAAAAACATCTTCAAAGAATACATCACACCAAGTCCACGTTTGCCCATCTTCAATTATGGAATACCCGTAATCATTAACACATCCTATAGTGACTATTTTACCTTTATATCCTTCCATTACCGTATTGAAACCTAAAGATTGATTTCTAGCAGCATGAAATTCGTATCTAGGATAAAGCATACCGCTCGTTAAATGATTAGCAACTCTTACCTTATCTCCAACTTTATATTTTGGCTCCATCATTACACCTCCAGTAGCAGTGCTAATTCGTCTGCGTCAATACAGAAGTCAATATCCTCGAACATTTCAGCACACCATACCCATGGAGTTATTACAGGGCCATCAACGATTTTTAGATAATATTCATAGTATTGGTAATCAATACTATATATTTCACATTTTACTCCTCTGTAGGCCTCCATTTCATGAGCGCAATATAATTCCTCATCATTCTCTGCAATATATGTATGTTGCTCACTAAGATCATGTCTTATCGTTACAATTTCTCCAACTTTATATTTCATACTACTCCTCCAGTATTCTAGTCAACTCATCAATATCAAGTCCGTTCCACAATTCTATTTCATCTTCGAACCAAAAGAATTCGAAGTCAAAATCCAGACTATAACGTACTCTACTCATTACACAATCTACGCCATCAATTTTTGCTATGCGCCCTAGGTTTTTTGATTTTTCTGTCATACTACCTTCTGCAATTCTAACAAGTTGTACTGTATCTCCTTTTTTAAATTTCGCTTTCATATAACTCCTCCAGAAACTTTGCATGTTTCACTGCATCTATTGAGATATATTCGTCAAACATTGCCGGCGTCCAGTAAAATTCGCCACCATCTTCCTCAATCTTATATGCTTCAAATGGATAATCACTATCTGGCATATTTATGGTTACAATTTCTCCGGCGAATTCTTCTACCATTTCCTCAGTCACCCATCTGCCTGTATGCGTGTATCCTGCTTTTAGGTCATATTTTATCCGAATCCTGTCTCCTTGCTTATATTTGTAGCGAATTTCCATCCTCTTACACCTTCCTTAAATTCTATAAAATAACAATTTGATTCACTAAATACTCATACTTTATGGTTTCATGATCAGGGCCCGGATCTGCTCCGCGTGCGCTACCAGCCAGAGTTCTGGTTGATTCCCGATGAGTGTTTAATTTCTGGTCACTATTTAATCGTTGGAATTTCAACGTTTTCTGCCTTCGCACGCTTGCTGCTCATCAGTTTCTGGAGGGGAATCCTCCTGTTACCTTCCTCTCAATGCTATAACCTTGATTACATCAAGGCCTTTCTTAAAAAATTAAGAAAAATGCTATGATTTCTTAGTGAATAAAAGAGGCATTTGATAGCCAAATCACTATCTAAATGCCTCTACAGTAGGTTATGATATATTTTTGCATTAACTTTCAAATAAAAGCTGTACAATTCCGATACAAAGTAATAGAACTAATATTCCAAGGAATAATATCCAAGAAATTATAAATACATTTAGACATATTCGACCCACAGTATACATAATATCTTTGATTTTTTTATTATAAACATTGTTGTAATCGAGTTCATTCAATGTCCAAGTAATAGCAAAAACAATACCCGACAAAACTCCAATCACTACGAGAATTATCATTATAATCTTCATAATTAAAACTCCTTCTTTCCAATGAGAGTATTAACAATCTCTGCAGCTGCTCGCATTGCAACCGTATGCTTTACACAGTTGTTATCTATAATTGCCTGGTATCCTGTACAAAGTTCTTCGAGATTTTTGATCATTGCCTTATACTCTCTAATTTGAGTTTCCGCTTCAGTAATCCACTCACGATAATTATTGGATTCTTCCTGAGTGTCTACGCGAACCTGTTCTAATGTTTCCTGAGCTTCTTTCAACTTGTCCAACATTTTAGCTATGTATGTTTTATTAAACTCTTCATCAAGGCCCAGATCTATTTTGTATAATGTAACTACAATACCGGCTTTGTTATCAACAAGAATAACCCAGGTATCTTTGATGTATACATCAAGAACATTACCCTTTCCATCTTTCTGAGATTGTTTGCCCCTAAAAATTAAATTACCGTACTGAATCATTTTTACAATGTCTGTACGGATCTTCTCTTCATTATTCAATACATATCGATTTATATCCAGAGCATCATCTTTACCCATGATACGTTCAGCATATCGAGTCTTACAATGCTGACTGATTTTATATTCTTTTGCAAGTGTTTCTACCATCATTACCCCTTTCTACTGTCTTACTTTAGTTATAATTCTCCATCCAGTACATGGAGATTGTGCCCAGATTCTCGTTCCTTTCTCCCAATCTGACCCGTCTTTAATTCTTTCTAAAAGGTACATGTATTTTCGTCTTGCCATAACAAAGCCCTTTCCACTAAATCGTCATTTTATTCTCCAATAATTTCTCTCAATGCCTTAATTGCTAAACAACAAGCATGATACTTTCCACTTTCTTTATCATCAAACAAACTATAATTTGCTCTAATATCTGACAGTTCGTGAATTGCTTCCCAAACTTCTTCGTTATTCCATTTTTCCATTTAAAAATCCTCCCTATAAAATTATCCATTTAATATTCCAAATCAAATC